CCTCCTGCTCGTAAAGCACACCGTCCGACGCAATCCACATTGGCTGGCGGAAAACGCCGCGATCGACCCCAGCCGTGCGGTCAATGTTGCCTGTCATCCAGACGTTTTCGCCGTAGTCATAGGCAACGTACCTGTCGCACTCGATGCTGCCGCCGCTTGGGTAAAACCACCAGACCTCGCCAAACCGGCTGTTGACGACCGCGTGAACTTTGCTGCGCTGGTCGTTGTTAATATCGCTGAACACATAGTCAGCCACCTCGCACGGCAGTTCCTGCACCGCGCCGCCCGTGTAAACAAAGAAAGACCGTTGGCCCATCCAGAAAACGCCTGGGTCAATAGAAACCGCCGCCTCTGCGCCGATCAAACCGCACGACGTGCCGACACGCTCAAAGCCGTAGACGAACGGCGGGCCTTGGTAGGTAGCCGTGTGCGCGTCCTGATCCGTCAAGATCAAAGCCTGACCGCGCGTGCGCAGGCCAGCAAGGATGACGCCGTTTGTTTGGATCTCAATGTCGCCCGCCTCGTTCGTAGCGGCGGGCGTCCAGTCGGTATTGTTCTCGCGGTCGCACCAGGCGATAGTTCTGGGGTTGCCATCTGCTCCCAACGCAAAGACAAACCGCTCTTCCGTCACCATCATTGATGAACAGTTTGTTGGGGCGTTTAGCAAAGCAGCGGCGGGCGTTCCAGCGTCTAGCTGCCATTCGTAAATGGTGCCGTCGTCAGCAGTGCAGCCAAGCAGGTATTCGCCCCAGTTTTCCAGCGACCAAGTTGTTGCGGGCAAAAGACTTCCAGTGTCTTGGCGCGGCAGGCCGTAAAGGTCGTTGCCGTAGGTGCCGCCGCCGTATCCGGTAAACGCCGCAGCATCAACACGGCCCGATGTAAAACCAGCCGGAGTGATGTCGCTGACAGTGTTTCCAGATGTCATCGCAAACAGCTTGTCATGCGTGCCAAAGGCGACGCGACGGTTGCTGCTGTTATCTTCCCAAGAAAGCATGGACCGCACAACGCCCGCAATGTCCACGCTGCCACGCTGCCGCCAACCGCCGACAGGGCGCAGTGCGCCCTCATGCCAACGGACTAGGTTGCCATCGCGCCAACGCCCCTGGGACTGGTATTCAGTGCCGTTTCGATATTGGCCGGGCGGAACGTCCAAGGGGATTAGCGGCATCTTGTGCGCTCCAAATTAAGCGGGCTTCACTGGCCAGTCTTCGTCATTCAACCACGGGAAGTTGGCGTGATCGGTGATGTCGCGCAGTGCTTGGCGGTAGGTGGCCCACCCTGGTGTCAGGGTGTTGTCGCTCAGAGCCATCCAGTCGGTGTCTGCGATAAGTTCGTCGCGTTTGCTGCGGACATACCGTGCTTGGTCCTCGGTGCGCTGGGCGATCTCCTCTGCCGTGGCGTCTGACACTTCCCAAACCTGTGTCCAAGTATCGCCGTTCAGCACCGGAGTGCCTTCTGTGACGTTCTTGGTGTGGTCTGCGTCTGGCTTGTCGGTCTTGGTGACAGGGTGCACGCCCCATGAAGCAAGCATCTCGTCGGAAGGACGCTTAGGGAAGCTGGTATTCGGGTTGTCACGACGCAGGTTGCCGACCGTGTATGGGTATTGGTCTAGCTGGCCGTTTGTGGCTTTGACGAACATTTAAGTTCTCCTTATTCGTAGGCGTTGGTGGACGCTGGGCCGGGGATGTTTAGAGCGACACCCCTGGAACTATCAAGGTTTGCATTACTGAAGCTGTCCAACTCAGTGAGATTGCTTGGGTCAGAAATGTCTATGGATGTAATGCTGTCGGCTCTGGTTGAGACCGCATAAGCAACCTGATTGATGAGGTCTAGGGCGATGTTTTCGACAAAATCAAGGTTTCCACTGCTATAACTGTCCAACTGAGTGAGATTGCTTGGGTCAGAAATGTCTATAGAGGTGATGCTGTCGGTACCTCTTGATGCCACATAAGCAACCTGATTGGTGAGGTCTAGGGCGATGTCTTCGACAAAATCAAGGTCTGCACTAGTAAAGCTATCCAACTCAGTGAGATTGCTTGGGTCGGAGATGTCTATAGAGGTAATGCTGTCGGCACTGAATGATCCCACATAAGCAACCTGATTGGTGAGGTCTAGGGCGATGCTGTTGGCACCATCAAGGTTTGCACTGCTATAACTGTCCAACTCACTGAGATTGCTTGGGTCGGAGATGTCTATAGAGGTGATGCGGTCTGCACTGCTTGAGGGCGCATAAGCAACCTGATTGATGAGGTCTAGGACGACGCTACGGGTATTTGCAAGGTTTGCACTGCTATAACTGTCCAACTCACTGAGATTGCTTGGGTCGGAGATGTCTATAGAGGTGATGCTGTCGACATCATATGCTGCCACATAAGCAACCTGATTGGTGACGTCTAGGGCGACGTCAAAGGGAAAATCAAGGGTTGCACTGCTATAACTGTCCAACTCACTGAGATTGCTTGGGTCGGAGATGTCTATAGAGGTGATGCTGTCGGTATTGAGTGATATCACATAAGCAACCTGATTGGTAACGTCTAGGGCGACGCCGTAGGCAACATCAAGGTTTGCATTACTGAAGCTGTCCAACTGAGTAAGATTGCTTGGGTCGGAGATGTCTATAGAGGTGATGCGGTCGGCAGTGGATGCAGCCACATAAGCAACCGTCGCACCTTCGTCACGCGCCCCCGCAGCAGCTTGCAGCATCTTTGCGCTAATACCACTCATGCCAGTGCATCCCCTGCCTGGAAGCCGTACCAGTTAGTTCCGCCATCTGTCGTGAAGAACACGAACACGTCAGTCTCACCGCTTGCAGGGGCATCAGGTGCAGAGCCACCGGGCCAATCCACAGAGGCAGGCCAAGACAGGGTGTGGGTGCCACCGGCTGTGACACGAAGGGTGAAGCCGTAGCCGTCGTCTGTGGTGAGGTTCACGCCGCTGTAGTCAAAGGTGAAAGTGGTGTTGCCACTGGTGGTCAGCGTGAAGGTGTTGGCCTCGTCGCAGTCAACCGTAGGCGTGGTGCCAGACAGAGCAACGACAGTTTCAAGATACGCGGTCGCCTGAACCTCTTCGCTCAGCTTGACGTTGCCATTGGCGTCTGCTGTGACAGCTTTGCTGGCTTCTGACGTGCCGAGCGTGGTTACGTCAAGGTAAGCAAACTCAGCCGCCGTCACCCCGCTCAGCAGCGTATCCAGGTCGTCCCAGTTGGCGTTCAGCTTCGTACCCCAAGTGTCTTCGGACGCGCCGACCTCTGGCTTGACGAAGCTGTAATTCGTTGTGGTTCCATCAGCCATTATGCGGCCCCTTCTCTGTAGTCGCCGTCCGCCCAGATCACTGGCGCGGCGCTTTCATCCAGCCACTTATATCGCGACAAAACTATCACATCTGCGTCGCCTTCGCCAGCACCGCTAAACGGCCTGACGCGGTTCCAATACAGATCAACCGTACCTGTCGCGCTGCCCGAAGCCGCCCCAGCAATGGCGCTAAAGCCAACTGCCGTACCGCTGGACGTTGATGATGCCAACGCCGAGAACGACAGCACGCGCTCATAAGCAACCGCGACCGCACCAGTGGCAGAGCCAGACGCAGCACCCAAAACCAACTTGCTGTCGATCCCGTAAAGATCGGCGCTGTAGTTACCAAGCCCATATCCGGTGCGGAATGCCATCTATCAATCCAGTGTGAAGTCCAGGTCGCCTGTCGGGATGCGGAAAACATCTCCGTCAGTGATTGCTTTGGCAATATCAAGCGCCGTGTGAAACAGCATGTTCCCGCTTGTGCTGGCGTCGTAAATCGCGATGTGCGAAACCGTACCCCAGCTTGCCGTTGCCGCCGGGAACTCAACACCAGACGTGTTGGTTGCCGCGTTGCCCGTAACGCTGAATGTCACAGCCGTGCGGGCGTAGCTGCCGCCAGAAACCTCAGTTCCGGTATCGGCATCAGTGGGGTCAGAAGTGAAAAGGCCAACATACCAAGCTGTTGGGCGCGTCGCCGTGCCGTTGGTCAGCAGCCAGTCCAAAACGAGATTTTCTGCGTGGTTCGAGAAAGACAATGCTGCCTCCTAAATCAAGTTGGTGCGAATATATCACACATGGTTCATTCTAGTAAGACCTGATACGCATACGCATTCCGCTGCCGCCAAACCGCTGCTTGTCGCCTTCTGCATTAACCGCCCGCACCGCGCCAGAATACAGACCGCCCCAGACCTGGACGCGCCCGTCGTCTTTGAGGTACGGCGCAGATTGCACCAGTGCGCCGTACAGATAGGCGTCGGGGGCGATCTCCAAGATCCAGTTTGATGCGTTGCTGTCGCTCAGCGTCGGGATCTTCCGGTAGTAAAGCAGTTCAATGTCATATTCATCGTCAGGCGTTGGAAACACCTCAAGCGTTTCGCCCACATGCGCGTAATGCGTTGGCGTGCCACGTTCGCCGCGCGCCTCGGTGCGCAACTGCATCATGTCGTCAAGGCTGGTCAACTCAAGGCGGCGGCTTTCTGGTGTTGATATGTGAAAACGGATTGTCTCCAGCCAGTATTCAGGCACCGGCGAATAGCGGCTGTCGATCTGACCAACTGACCGCTGCATCATGCGAGGGTGACGCAGTTCGCGCTGCATCTGCGCCTCAGCCAAGCTAATGAACGTCGGCACAACGGCGTCAAGATCATCCCTGTTTAGGAAGTCAGACACCGCTGATTTCAGTTCTGCATATGTTGTGATCGCCATCTAGCCCACCGATTTCTTGCCGCGACAACCCCAAGCGGATCGCCGTGCCTTGACCTTGGCCGTCTGTTTCTGCCCGCTCGACCGTGCGCAGTAGTTGTCACCGCGCTTAGTCCCAGGCGAAGAAACCCGACGCCGTGTTTTGCCGCTACCATCCTTATAGGTGGTGCCGTCAGCGTACTTCTTTGACGCGGGCGTTTTGGCTTTTGTCTTGGCCATTACTTCCGCTTCTTCGCCGTCTTGGCGCTATCCTTGAACGCCTTAGCCGTTGGCGCGCCTTTGGTGCCAGGCTTTCGCATCTTTTCGCCGGATCCGGCTTTGATCCGGCGGCGTTTGGCCGCGATGTTTGCGTAAAGACCCTTGCCCGGCATCACTTACCCTTCCGCAAGCACTTGCCAGCCGCCGTGCATTTTCGCGGCGTCGGGCAGCCCAAGCAGGGCGTGAACTTCTTGGCTCCAGCTTTTTTCGTCGGCTTTTTCATTTCTTGCGCCCTTTCCCTTTGCGTTTGCAGGCCATTATAGCAGTCCTCCTAGATATTGGCGAATTTCATCTTCGCGTTCCTGTTCGGTTGGCTGGGTGGCCAGAAGGCCAGCGCCGCCGACGCCTGCGCTCAGGTTGCGCAGGTTAGAGAGGCGCGGATCAAACCGGGCGAAAGGCGAGCGCACTTGATTGCCATAAAAGTCAACGCGAACATTAGACGGCTGCGAAGCAGATGCTTCTCGCGCCATTTGGTCTGCCCGCGTTTCGTCAAGATACCTTTTAATGTTAGGTCCGCGATCCACAATGTTTTCAAATGTTATGTTGCTGTCACCTTCAAAGCGACGCTGCCTAGCCAGAGCGTTTGTTTGCGTGGCTTGCCCCGCCAAATCTTGATAGATGCCAGGCGCAACGTCAAACGCTGTTGCAGGCTCAGATAATCCGGGCAGTGTGGCAGGCGCATCTGGGCCAATGTTGCGCCAGTTGACGCCTTGGGCATCAATTACAGGACCGCCATCATTTCTCCGCGTAAAGATGGGGAGTATTTGCCCACCCCGCGTTGAGGCGTAGCTGTCGGCGACATCTGGATTATCAGACGAGAAGAAACCAGTACGGTAACGTTCCCCAACGCCCAAGTCTGGATTTACCGCAACAATCTCATCGTCACCGCCGTGAAAGCGTTGCGCATCA